GAAAAGTAAAGCAAAGCAAAACAAAGCAAAGAAACTGAAAGTCCATATTTGCCCTTCGAGGAGATCGATTACCCATCCCGGCTAGATCAACAGTATGGCCCACTTTCGTTCCGTTCTTGACCAAATGAATGATCCCAGCCTTCGGGCGGTCATTCAAGAAGAAGCTTACCGCGAAATTAAAAAAACTATCGCGGAAACTAAACAGTACAATCCTTACGCCCAGGATCCAGCGGCGGCTGACTCATTAGAGAAATTAGGAATAGAATCTAACCCCTTCTCAGTCCGCGCCCATACACACGCGGCCGCGAAGTCTATAGAATTAGACATGTACAAAATCACGGGTTACTCCCTCCCAAAGGAGAATCCAATCACTTTTCTTTTCATGAAGAGGTCCAAACTTCAATACTTCCACAGAGGCCCACAGCATGGAGACTTGTTCCTCAACGCTTGGATTGAGCCAAAGGACGTTACCAGGTACGACTTAGAAGACCTCTTCAAACCTTCCATCACCCCAGAAATCCAAACTAGAGTGGCATTCATTGGAGACACACTACACTTCCTTCCCCTAGGGGCTATCAGAGAGATATTTACAAACTCCCAAAAACTTCACACTCTCTATGCAACAATGGTACTGCCCCCCGAAGCCATGCACAGAATGCACTCAATTCACCCCAGCATCTACGAGCTAGAATTCCATGAAAGAAATTTCATATACAAGCCGGGAGGACATGCCGGGGCGTCTTATTGCCACGAATACTCACAACTTCAGTGGCTCAAGGTCGGGAAATTTGAGTGGTGCGACAAAAAATATCAGAAGCACTATGTGACATCACAGATTCTGGAAACCAAGGGTGCAAATCACCTTTTCGTGTTCCAGCGCGGCAATTTCGCCACCCCTACCTACCGAACTTTCGGGGTAGAGACAAAATTTGTCACACTCCCACCCATATTCCTCCCAAAGAAATACAACGCGCGGTATCCGATAAAGAAAACTGTGGCACAGCAGCTATTTCTCTACATCAAGTCTGTGAAAACAGTCACGGAGAGAGACATCTGGGCCAAAGTGAGACAGATCATAAAGACCGCTGAGCTCCAAAGCTACTCGGCAAAAGAACTCGCACTCATTGTCAACTACTACTTGCTCATTTCCAAGCTGGACTCTGTCACATGTTTCGACAATGTGCTTACAGGGGGTGCGCTCAAGAAACTCTTCAAACCCATTGTGGCTTGGTGGTCCACCTTCAAAGGCAAGATTTTCGGGAAGGAGGAGTTCGAACAACTTATGGAGGCGCTCGAGTGGGTTGACGTGTCACTGTCCTACAGAGTGGAGACATACAGCCAAGCCAACCCAAACAATCAACCCAAGGTGATGTTCGGGTATGAGTGGCTCAGCACAGAAACGGGAACCCCAGGGACAGAGGAGGACGTCGCTCCCGAAACCCCACAAGAGGACGAGGACCCACATGAAAAGTATATCCAGGCCCTCCAAATACTGACGAAGGCCCTCGATCAGGAGAGCGCCCCACCACCAACAGAACCAGCCCAAAGCTCCAGCATCAATGATCCACAACAGGAGGAGCACCTCCGCTCATCCCACGACCTCCACACTGATGAATCTCCAAGCTGCTCAGGAAGCTTGAGTTCTTATGCTTGCCACTGCCCATGCGGCACTGAGCTCAAAATTTTTTCAGCCGAGTTTCCACCCATTCCCCCACTATCACACGGCGATCGGCTAAAAAATAGGGAAGCATTCTTCTTCTCAAGAGATGGCACTCCCTACAGCTACACTGGGGGTTCCCACGTGTCCAGAGGATGGCCGGCTTTCCTTGACCAGATCCTGGCCACTGCTGAGTTGGTGAGGCCTCTCCCCCACTTCAACCAATGCCTCATCCAAAAATACCAAAGGGGCGCCTCCATCCCCTTCCACAGCGACAATGAGCCATGCTACGATGTGGACCACCAAGTGCTCACAATCAACCTCACCGGCGAAGCGGAATTCAAAACTAGCTGCAAAGCCGGTTCAGGGAGTTGCACGCTGGTAGAGAACCAGTTCCACCTATCCCCCCCAGGCTTCCAAAAGACGCATAAGCACAGTGTAGTCTCACTTAGTGCGGGGCGAGTCTCCCTTACATTCCGCTCCACTGTCAAGCAGGGTGTTACCTCTGAAGAGGGCGATTATGTTGAGCCCGACAATCTGCCATGGAAGGCCTGGCTCGAGAAATTGAGAAACCTGGGATTCAGGGGCACACAGTTGCAATATGATCCAAATGGAGCCTTGATCTCACCAATCGAAAGCATCAAGTCACTTCCGAAGTGCTCCCCGGAGAAGGTCAACCCCTCCCTCCTCAAGATGCTGAATAGTCAGGCTCGCGCACCAACTCCATTTTCGCCGAGCCCCATCAGAGCAAAAGCCTATTCCTCAGACGTTAAGAACTCCCGAATTGGCGCATTACTCCGACAGCAGGGCAAGGATTGGGGCCACCGTTTCGATTCACTCGTGGAGAATGGGCAAAGACAGCTAGCCATCAGTGTGATCCATGGGGCCGGCGGCTCTGGGAAATCAAGGGCGTTGCAGATGTACCTAAAAGACAACCCAGATGCTGATGTCACGATAGTGCTGCCAACTAACGAGCTTAGGCTAGACTGGTTGAAGAAATTACCCACCTTCCCAGCTGACCAGATCAAAACCTTCGAAAAGGCCTTGCTGGCCCCCACGAAGCCCACAGTCATCTTCGATGATTACGGCAAACTGCCGGCCGGGTATATTGAGGCCTTCTCGTTCTACATGTCCTCGGCTGAACTTCTGGTGCTCACCGGTGATTCCAAGCAAAGTGTGCACCACGAGTCTAATGAGAATGCGATGAGCAGCCTCATTGAACCCTTCACCCTGGAAGCTGACAAGTACTCACGCTACTACATCAATGCCACACACAGAAACAAGCGTGATCTGGCTAACAAGCTAGGGGTCTACTCGGAGGTCACGGGAATAACATCCATCACCCAAGGCAACCACCCTGTGCCGGGACTTCACCTGCTTGTCCCCTCACTCTACAAGAAGCAAGCTTTCAGCGAGATGGGCCACAAGGCCTCCACCTATGCGGGCTGTCAGGGTCTCACAGCCCCACGCGTGCAAATTCTGCTCTCAGAAGAGACTAGTATGTGTTCCCGCGAAGTTATTTACACCGCCCTCTCCCGAGCCGTTCATTCCATTCACTTTGTCAACTGCGGCCCAAACAATCAGGCTTTTTGGGCCAAGCTGGAGAGCACACCTTATCTGAAAGCTTTCCTCTCCACGCTCCGAGAAGACGCGGCACCCGTCGTGAAACCGAAGGAGGAAGCACCAGCCCCAGTTGATCCCCCAAAGACCCACATCCCAGTTGATTCAGCCATGCCAATCTATGAGGACCTACTGGATCAGATGCCGGAAAAGCATGAGAGGGAGATCTTTTCAGAAAAGCATGGGCACAGCAATTGCGTGCAAACGGAGGATACCTTTGTGCAAATGTTCAGTCACCAGCAGGCTAAGGACGAAACCCTTCTCTGGGCCACCATCGAGGCGAGACTGGTCATTTCCAACCCCAAGGCCAATTGGCAAGAATTCATGGAGAAAAAACCCATTGGAGATGTGCTCTTCGGTTTCTACAGAGAAGCGATGGGGTTGCCCACTGAACCTATTGCCTTTGAACCACAGCTTTGGGAGTCTTGCATCCATGAGATCCAGCGTACCTACTTGGCAAAGCCCATCAACATGCTGAAGAATGGACAGGCCCGGCAATCCCCCGATTATGATCCGAATATGATATCTCTCTTTCTGAAGTCCCAGTGGGTGAAGAAAATGGAGAAGTTGGGTGCCTTAAAGATTAAGCCCGGACAAACTATTGCCTCCTTCCACCAGGCCACTGTCATGCTGTTTGGCACGATGGCCAGGTACATGAGGAGAATGCGGGAGATCTTCCAGCCTAAGAACATTGCCATCAACTGCGAGATGACCCCAGAAGATCTCACAGACTGGGCCGTGGGTCCTGCCGGCCAGTGGAAATTCGCCGGCCCCTCTCTAGCCAATGACTTCACAGCATTCGATCAGTCACAAGATGGGGCGATGCTTCAGTTTGAGGTCCTTAAAGCCAAGCACCACAGCATTCCAGAGGATGTCTTGGATGCCTATCTGCATATCAAAACAAACTCGAAGATCTTCTTAGGTACATTGGCCATTATGAGACTCACGGGCGAGGGCCCCACTTTCGATGCAAACACTGAGTGTAACATCGCTTTCACCCATGCAAAATTTCAGATTCCGAAGGGTACAGCCCAGCTTTACGCGGGAGATGACTCGGCAATTGATGGCAACCCCACAGTGAGAGAGAGTTTCAGATTGGTTGAGCAGAAATTGAAGCTGAGGTCAAAACCGGCGATCGCGATGCAGGAAAAAGGAGACTGGGCGGAGTTCTGTGGATACAGGATTACGCCCAAAGGTTTCATCAAGGATCCAAAGAAACTTCACGCGAGTCTGGTGCTTGAAAAGAAGAAAGGCAATTTGAGGAATGTGCTGAGGTCTTATGAGCTTGACCTGGCCCTGGCATATCAGCACCGGGATGAACTTCACGAATTACTCTCTGAGGAGGAGCTGCGTCTTCACTACGACACGGTTCGTACGCTAGTTAAGTCAGGTGGAGGAGAGGTTTTGAAAACTTTTCTTCCCAAAGATGAATCACTTTATTAACCTCCTCATCGAAGAGGGTTACGTCCGGACGAACGAAATCCTCTCAGACACTCTAGTCGTCCATGCTGTAGCCGGCGCTGGCAAGTCCACCCTCATCCGCAAATTCATCCACCAGCATCCACAGGCCCGAGCGTACACCCACGGAGTCCCTGACCCCCCAAATCTTGAAGGCCGATTCATTCAGGCTTTCAAAAACCCAGACCCAAACCACTTCAACATCCTTGACGAGTATTGTGCAGAGCCTCTGAGCGGTAGTTGGAACGTGCTCATTGCCGACCCCTTACAACATAGATCTCAAGCTCTTCGACCCCACTACATCAAAAGAGAGTCCCACAGACTAGGAGCAGCCACGTGTGAACTCCTCACCAGAGTGGGGCTTCCAGTTTTGTCCAACAAAACTGAGGATCAAGTTGATTCCCAGGGCATTTTCGAAGGGCCCCTTTTCGGCACCGTGATTGCTCTGGACTCCACTGTCAGAGCCCTCCTCATAAAGCACGGGATTTCACCACTCTGCCCGGCTGAGGTCCTCGGGTCTGAGTTTGAGGAAACGACAGTCGTCTCTGAGGTTCCGCTTAGCCAGGTCAGGTTCAAGCACGCTCTGTACATCGCTCTCACCCGCCACAGAAAGTCTCTCCATGTCCGGGCTCCCCCACTCCCTGACACCCCCCGCCGATCACTCTAAGCCAGTGCTTGCAGCAGTAGTAGGAGTTAGTTTAGCTTTAGTAATAAACTCTTTCTTGGTCTATAGACTTCCCTCGCCCGGGGACAATATTCATCAACTGCCCTTCGGAGGTTCCTACCGGGACGGAACTAAGAGCATCCACTACAATTCGCCTAGGGCCCAGAGTCAGATCTCAGGTGCATCACCGTTCCTAATCATCCTGATACTCTCAGCCCTCATCTATGCCCTATCTTGTAGAGGCGGCCATCACCGTGCTCGCTTGCATAGGTGTCCTTGCTGCTCTTAGGCCAGGGTCCCATCCCTGCACAATTCTGCTAACTGGGCACTCTGCGACCATTAGCGGAGATTGTGGACCCGTCGCACCAGAGACCATCAGGGCTCTTGGAGACTATTTAACCGGGCTTAGGTTTTAGCATTAGTTTGATTATTCTATTCTTATCCTAGTTAAAATCATCATGTCTACACCATTTCCTCAAATCACTCAGGAACAGATGAACGCTTTCACTCCACACGCCACATCCAATCTCCTTCCATCATCGGAGCAGTTGACTACCATTGCCAGTCTCTTGGTTGCTGCCAAGGTGCCTGCCGCCTCAACCACAACCATTGCCCTGGAACTTGTCAATTTCTGTTATGACAATGGCTCCAGTACCTACACAGTGGTGGTGGGTCCTTCTTCACTTGCAGAGGTCTCACTCTCCCAGGTTGCTAACATCGTCAAAGCCTCAGGCACCTCTCTCCGCAAATTCTGCAGATTCTTTGCCCCAATCATCTGGAACCTCAGAACAGACAAGACGCCCCCAGCCAACTGGGAAGCCAATGGGTTCAAACCGACAGAGAAGTTTGCAGCCTTCGATTTCTTCGACGGAGTGGAGAATCCGGCGGCCATGCAGCCACCAGGAGGGTTGGTTAGGACTCCCAGCCAAGCAGAAAGGATCGCCAACGCCACTAACAAGCAGGTGAACCTCTTTCAGGCCGCGGCACAGGACAACAACTTCGCCAGCAACTCTGCATTCATCACCAAGGGCCAATTGTCCTCCAACTCACCAACTATTCAATACCTCCCACCACCTGAGTGATTTCTCCACCCAGTCCAAGCCCGTTGTTTTCGCAATTTTGTTGGGGCTATCGAGTTTTCAAAATTGCTTTCGCTTCTGTAGACCTAAATTACAGCCTAGTGTGCGGTTTAATACCTATTTACGCAC